GCGAGGATTTGCAGCCCCGCGGGCGGCGTTGCCCCCAGGTACTTTGCTTGAAATGCGGGAATTGTTGGTACGGGTAGGACGGTCATAAAAAAAGGAGATCCACACGAAATTTGCGGCGATGCCGATATTGAGCAGCACCTCGGATGCCGCGGGACTCGAAAGTGTTAGCAGGTTCCACAGCGCGCCGCAAACTGTCACGGTGGTAGCGCCTTTGCAGAGCATTGCGGCCCACGGCTTGCGCCAGATTGCCGACTCGGGATGCCCAAAGACTCGGAACACCAAATGCAGCGCGGAGACGGCCAGGATGCCGTTAGCGGTTGCGTTTATTGCGGTTGGCAGCGTCATCGGTGATAAGTTTGTTGCTGATCGTTTCCACTGCCCTCAGGCCACAAAATCCAAGCAGAAACGCCGCGGCGTAAGCGTACTGCGGCTCCCCGTCCAGCCGGGCCAGCTTGAGGATAAGCGGCGTCACGTAGTTTGCGCTCGCGGCGCCTCCCAGCAGGCTTGCCAGCGTGCGCGGTAGGTTGCGGCCGGCTTCCTTGCTGCTCATCAGCACGGAGCCCGCAAACCCGGCCATGGCGAGTCCCAGGTCAACGCCAGCTTGTTTCAGTTCCTCGATCATTTCTTCGGCTGCTCCGGTTTGTGAGAAGCCCCGTAGAAAAACGCCAGCACCGACGTGAAGGCCCCGCTGAGCGTCCCAATCAAAAGGCTCAAGGTGGTCGATTCCCACAGCTTTAGCCAGCCCGTCAAAAGCCCCACAAGGATCCCAAAAAAACCAGCAGTGACAACACACGCGAGCACCGACGGCACCCAAGAGTCCGTTGCCGTTTGCATCGCCCGCGCACTTGCCCGGTCCTCGGCCGCCAGTTTCTCCGCGTCAATCCCCAGCTCGGCCATGCGCGTTTTGAGTTGCAGGTCGGCAGCCTGCAAAGCGGCAATCTGCTCGGCAGTGAGGTTGCCCGAGGTCAATGCCTTTTGCACCTTCTCAGTAGTCGCCTCGCTCATGCCCAAAGCTTTGCCAACAGCCTCCACGGCGGCCCCGCCAAGTGGACCACCGAGGAGACTGCCTATGGTTGGGAGGAGTTTTGAAAGAAAGGACATTAGAAATAGGTGGTGACAATGACGATGCCGTTGGCCCCGTTTCCGCCTGCACCAGAGTTGCCGACGTTATCGAGAGCCGCGCCTCCGCCGCCCCCTGCGCCGCCATAAAGCCCGCCGTTGCCACCGTTGCCTGCGTTGCCAGTGACGCTTGACCCACCGCCTCCGCCTGCGCTGCCACTAGCAGCAAAACCTGCTGCGACGTTTGGAGCAGATGCGCCGTTGCCCCCAATTGCTCCTCCATTTGCAGTTCCACCGCTAAACCAAGATCCAAGACAAGTTCCTCCCGCGCTCCCTGTAAATCCAACCGTTGCAGCAGCAGGGAGCCCTCCTCCTGCGCCTCCTCCTGCGCCTGAAATATTTACATTTGATCCACCAGTAAGTGTTCCTGCCCCTGCGCCGCCCGCTGATCCGTTACCCCCTTGAAACATGGCGCGGGCACTTGAACCTGCCCCAGCAGGTCCATTTGCGGTTGTTGCAGTCCCAGCACCTCCACCACCCGTCACTTGTATCCAAGCTCCAAAGGAAGAATTTCCTCCAGTAACACCAATGTTTCCGTTTGTGCTGTTGGCTGTTACGGAAGCTCCACCAGTCCCCCCGCTTCCGACAACAACAGTTTCAGTCGATCCCAAAATTGAAGCTGCAATGTCACGCAACGAATATGATCCGCCGCCCCCACCACCACCGCCAGATGCCTGAGATCCAACGCCCGCTTTGCGCCCAGAGCCCCCGCCGCCGCCGCCAGAAATCACGACAATATTCACCAATTTTGCGTTTGCCGGTTTGGTCCATGTAAACGTTCCCGCCGTGCTGTAAACGTCAACTTGTGCGCTAGTTGCCTTCGCCGCCAGCGCGGTCGTGAGCCCGTCAATCTTGCTCTGCGCAATTGCCGCAGCCGCGTCAACGTCAGCGTCCACAAGTAGGCTTGCCGGACTTTGCAGCACGCCCGCTACGTTTTTCCAGAGTCCCGTGCCTGCCACAAGCCCGAGGGACGTGTGGACATGGCTCGGAGTGCTGCCACCAAACTGCCCAGTCACGCTGTGGTTGTTTCCAGTCGCATAGGCCTCGAGCGTCACAAAGATCCGATCCGTCACCAGCATCGTCGTCTCTGGCACCAGCACCGTAAAGCCAACTAGAGCGGCAGTCGTGCCAATCGTCACCGCTGCGGAGGTCGCAAGTAGCGTAGGCGCAGCACTGCCATCGTACTTAAACACCTTGGCACGCACGCTGTTGCTGTGGTTGTTGTCAGCAACCCCCACAAGCCACACGTTAAAATCAAACAGCCCCGCCGGGATGTCGGTCGATCCCGGATCCTGCGGCGTGGACTCGGTGACAAATCCGGCAAACTGCGTCCATGTTTCCGGCGTCAGCGTGCCGCTCGCTGCCGTTGTCTGGCTCGCGTCTGCACTGCGCCCAAGCTGTTTCGGTGTGCCTGGCAGATTGGTGGTCGGCGCGTCAGCGTTCGTGCCCTGGTTGAGATAGTACGTCAGCCCGTTTGCGCCGCCGCCACCACCGCCCGTAGAGGCGGCAGGAGCCCACTGCGAGCCGTCCCACGTGAGCACCTGCCCGCTAGTCGGTGCCGTTGCTGCCACCGGCTGGCCTTTAAGTTTGTCTACACTCGTCGAGTGCAGCCCGCCGGAGACGTCGCCGGTCAAAATTGGAGAGTTGAGAGATGGCATGATTACATGTCGGGGAATTGCGCGATTGGTGCGCTAAAACTGGTGGTGTACCGGCAAACGCCTTTGGTCACTCGGAAATCATCAATGTTGCCAATAAGGGCACTGCCCGTACTACCGCCCAACTGGCAAAGTGTACCGGCTGCGGTGTAATCTGTTGAATCAGCAAACGTTGTGCCCTGCACTACCCCGTTTATAAACATCCTCGTCGTCCCTAATCCCCTTGCCACCGCTACATGTGTCCACACATTAGTTCCCGTGGATGTGGATGTTATCCTTGTGATTCCACCGGTTATGTAAACAACTCCGGTGCCGGTATTGTAGGCGATGCTGTTGCTTGTGCCCGGCAGAGTAATCAAATTCTGCGCTCCGCCGGTTGCTGTAATTCTAACCCAAAATTCAACCGTAAAATCTCCTGTGCCAAACGCAAACGGAGTGTTGTCGGTGTGAATGTTGAGGTATCTGGCAGTTGCGCCACCAGGATACGACGCAGTCCCAAATTTAACCTGAGCCGTAGAGGTTGTCGCTCCGTTAACTGCGGTGACCGCGTAAGCGTTTAGAGAGTTGTCAGGAAATGACGTTCCTCCGTTGGCTCCGTTCATGTGGAGCAGTGCAGACACTGAAGAAAAAAACGGATCAACCGTCGTGCTGGTACTCAAATCCCCGCTCAAAATCCACGTGTTTGTTGCCAGCTTAGTGGCGGTTGCAGATTGGTTTTGCGACGCAATAGCATTAAGGCCGGTGCTTAACATCGTTGCGCCGCTGCCTGCAAAGAACGTCACTTCCTGCGTTGTCAGGTTGCAAACTTCGACTTTTGATCCCAAAGAGATCGCGGCATTTACATCCGCAGGCAAAGTCACAATCGTTGGTGCCACCGCTTGAAATGGAATGATCTTTTGCGCGTAGGTCGCATCCAGCGTCAGACTGGTGGTTTGCAGCGCGGCAACAGTAAATCCACCGGCAGAAATTTGGGCTGTGGTGAGGCTCGTAACGCGGCCTTTCGTGTCCACGCTAAGCACCGGCACCACCGAGGATGAACCGATGTTGCTTTGCGCCGTCGTGATCGCTGCCAGCGTTGGGTTTGGGTAATTGCCCGCAAGATCTCCACCGGCTGCGGCAGTTGCGCCCAGTGCGCCCACGTCAGCGGCAGACGGCAACAGGTGCGCGTGGTCTGCTCGAGCGGCAAAGCTGCTGAGCCCCGCAATGGCAGTGGTTGAGAGTGCAGCTGGTGCAGTCGTCGAGAGCCCAGCAATCTGCGCCGTAGTCAGCCCGCCAAACTGCACCGTGGTCAACTCTGTGACGCGGCCTTTTTCATCGACGGACAGGACGGGAATTGCAGTCGCGCTGCCCACGTTAGCCTGGGCGGTTGTGACGCTGGCGAGAGTTGCCGCCACGGATCCAGTGCCCGATGCGGTCACGTCCCCGGTGAGTTCGGTGATGCCGCCCCCGCCGCCCCCGCCGCCCGCGACGATGGCGCGAATGCTGATGAGTTCGCCCGCGATGGGAGCCTCCACAAACGTGATGGTGCCGCCTGCGGTGCTCGAGACGCTGTATTTTGACGGAGGCTGATCAATGCCGCCTACGCTGACGAGGTAGCCGCCGTCGGCTGTGCCGTTGTAGCCGGTGAACGTGAACGCCACCGTGGTGCCGTCGCCGGTGTGCTCGGTTGCCGTCGTCCCTGCCGAGGTCGGCGGGTTGAGCAGCATCACAGCGCTGTCGCCGCCCAGAAACAGTTCTCCTGTCAATGTGTTGACGGCCAGTTCGCCGACTTGGAGCGACGCCGGGTTGCCGGTCGCGCCAGATCGGCGCTTCGGGATAATCGGGAATGCCATAACTTAATAGGTTCCGGCGGATGCTACGGTTGCGGTGCCGTCGCCTGCAATTTCGATGGATGCCGAGGATTTGACGCCGCCCACCACCGTGGACGTGCCGGGAATGATTTTTGCAGCGCCTCCGCTGCTGACGAACAGCGAATTACTGGCGACCGGATCCACGCTCAGCACGCCCAGCTGCGCCGTGGTCGCCACCTGCAGCTGGTTGGTGCTCAGCACGCCCGATGCGGTCAGTTGCGGCACCCCGGACGGTGTTGCCAGTTGTGTCAGCTGAGCAGTGCTAACGGCGCCGATGTCCGCCGGAGTCAGCACCACGTTGCCCGCTGCCGTTGGCGACACCGAGTTGACGCTGCGCACCTCAGATTTCGCCCCGTCGATAAAGTCCCAGGTCGTTCCGTTGAAGGCGATCATGTCGCCCGCCTGCACGTAGGTCTGTCCGTCAATGGCTGGGCTAAGGGCAGCACTGTTGGCTGCGATGTAGTAGTCGCCTTTTTCAGCCGTGCCTGCGCCGACGACGCCACCGGATGCGATCACCGGCGAGGTGTTGACGTTCCAGGCGCCTTTGTAAACGAGCGCTCCGGCGGTGCTCGCTGGCAGCAGCGCGCTCGGAATTTTGCCGTCCACGCCCAGCTGCGGCACCAGTCCGGCGACCGCGGTCGTCGTCAGGAACGCCACTTGGCTAGTGGTCAGCCCCGAAATCTGGTAACTCGAGATCAGCCCGGCGCTGGTCAACTGCGGGATTTTGTCAGCCACCGCCAAGCGGCTCAGGTCGTTAGTGGTCAGCGCGTTTGCAGTGCCACCGATTTCGACCACGCCGCTGTTGCCTTTCATGTAGAGCTTGCCGCTCTGCGTGTTGACGGCCAGTTCCGCCAGTTGCAACGCCCCGGCGAGAGGCGCGTCGGGCGACGTGGTGACCGCGTTGCGAATTGGGATGATCGGGAATGCCATGGTGGTGCGTTAGTAGGTTCCTGCGGTGAAATCGACGGCCACCCAAGTGGTGCCGTTGAACTGGTAAATTTGGTTTGCCGTCGGCAACGTCGACGAGATGGGTTTGCCGCGGATGCCGGTGACGGTTGCCACGGTGCCGGACTCGCCGGTCGCGAGTGACAGATCGCCGGTGAC